GCACGTCCGGTGGTGTGGGAGGGAGCGAGGTGCAAACCCGCTCTCTACCCGATAGAGGAAGGTATGGTCAGAAATTGGGGCGATGTGCGCGAAGTCCTTGAGGACATCGAGCGCGATCGGTTAGAAGAAAAGCTGAAGAAGCTTGACGACAACCTCACCATTGCTTCACAGCTTCCAACGACTGACCCGGAGGCTGTGGCCGCCCATGAGGCAGAGAACCGGTACTACGAGCATCTGCTCATGCTGATTGAAGCCGGACTCGTTCAAGGCGTGAAGGTGCGAACGAAGCCGGCGCCTCCACCGTGGTATTACGACATCGAGTATCCGCGCCTCACCATGGAAGGGCATGACCTGCTGGCCGCTTTGCGGTCTAAGACGGTTTGGGCGGCTGTCAAGGAAAAAGCTTTCAGCCTTTCCATCCCGATCACGATCGAGCTGATTAAGACTGTTCTGTCATCTATTGCAAAGGGGATTTGATGCCGCTGCTGTCTCTCTGCTCATATCCCGGCTGTCGGCGTCCAGTAGCTCGCGGCGAGAAGTACTGCGAGAAGCACAAGGAAGCAGGATCAAAGCGGGAAGAGCTGCAGAAGCGGGAGCGCTGGGAACGGCGCTTCGAAAAGAAAGGTTCGTCGGCGGCTAGAGGCTATGGCGCTCGTTGGAGGAGACTTCGCGAGCGCTTTCTTTCAGAACACCCTCTTTGCGAGGAGTGTCTGAAGCAGGGGCGCGCGGTGCCCGCTACGGACGTTGACCACATCAGACCGCACAAGGGCGATGAAGATCTTATGTGGGATGAAGAGAACTTGCAGGCACTTTGCCACGCCTGCCACAGCCGGAAGACGGCCGCGGAGGATGGCGGTTTTGGGAACGCTATGCGTTAAGGCGCCCAAGAAAACGATCAACCTGAAGCTTTGGCGAAACATTTGCGCGAGTGTTCGGCAGCGCGGGCACGTAAACGCCGCTGACGGGGGTAGGCGGGTCGAAAGTTGATTACGCACGTATTCAAGACCGCGCCCCTACCTAGATTTTTACGCGTGCAAAATTTGAGGAATTTCAATGCCCGGCGGAAGACCCAGAAAACCGGATTCGGTAAAGGCCGCCCAGGGCACTCTTCAGCCCTGTCGGTCGCTTGAAAAACTGGCCGCGACGACGACGCCTGAGCTGGCGCCGACCCCGCCGGTTGGGCTGACGAAAGAGGCGCGGGCGGCGTGGAAGATTGCGGTCGAGTACGCGCCGAAGGGCCTGCTCGTCGCTACGGACTTCACGGTTTTGGAGCGGTGGGCGAGAAACTACGCGCTTTACCGGAAGCTTGCAAAAGCGGTTGACCATGACGGGACGACCATCACGGTCATGAAGATGGATGGATCGACGGAGCTTAAGCAGCATCCGAACGTGAAGAGTCTGGTCGCCGTGCAGGGGGTCCTTGCGGCGTGTGAGCGAGAGCTGGGGTTTACGCCTGCCTCGCGCGCGCGTGTGAGACCCGCTCAAGCGGAAGAGGAAGAGAAGGATGCCTTCGAAGACTTTTAAGGATCGACGATGACGGAGTTGCAGATTTATCTGAGCGCACTGCTCGGCGGGATTCACCGTGTTGCGTGTTTCGGTAGTGGGGTGTTCGCCGGCCTTGGAACAGGCTGCATCCTCGCAGCGAGCTTTCACCCGCTGATGTCCCCGCCCCGCCGGAAGTTCTTCATCCGGAAAGGCTGGAGCTGTCTGCAGCTGACGCTGATTTTTGTTTTTCTCGCCCTGATAGTCCCCGGTGAGGAGACGTGGCGGGAAATGTTTGGGCTCTTCTTGGAGAAGTAGGCATGGAATGGCTTCATCTTGCGGGGGACATCGGGGCAAGCATCGCGATCCTGGTGTGCCTTTACTTCATTTGGGATCTGCGCAAAGAAGTGGAGACGCTCCGGGATCGCATTAGCGGCGGGTCACTCCCGGAGCTCGATACCCTGGAGGGCGGCGAAGAAATGCCGCAGGTAGAGGGCATCGCGTCGCGCGGCGGCAGTCAGGTCGCGAGCGAGAATCTCCCGCTCGGCCTCAAAGGTCCGCTCAAGTCTGGAGCTTCGGCTGATATCGCCGGGGTCCGGGAGCTGAGCGTCGATGAGCTTGTTGAAGCTTTCGGCGCGGCACTGCGCAAGGAACGGGAGATTTATGAGGCCGGCGCTGATCGCCGCCTGGACGATCTTAGAAGCTTCCTCAAGAGGGAAATTCGTTTGACTTACTGACATAAAACCCTCCGTGGGGTGGTTTGTGGAATTGAGACGCCTCAATCATCTCACGGAGGCAGACGCATATGACTGCAAAGAAGACTCGCGATTACTGTGCTATCGCGGCGGACTACGCGGCGCGCGTGCTTGACGGAAGTCAGCTCGCATGCAAGTGGGTCAAGCTGGCGTGCCAGAGGCAGCGCGATGACTTAAAGCGATGGAAAGAGGACGGGCCTTTCGTATGGGACCCGGAGGCGGCATCAAGGGTGTGTCGGTTTATCGAACTCCTGACCCATACGAAAGGGGAGCTCGCCGGTCAGCGCATCAATCTTGAGCCCTGGCAGGCATTTATCCTGACCACGGCGTTCGGGTGGAGGCGAAGAGAAGACGGCGGGCGCCGATTCCGACGCGTCTACCTCGAAGTGGCTCGCGGAAACGGGAAAAGTTGTTTGTCGAGCGGCGTAGCGCTCTATTGCCTTGTGGCTGATAACGAGCCCGGCGCCGAGGTGTATTCCTTTGCGACGACGCGCGATCAGGCGAAGATCGTCTTCGGGGACGCGAAGCGCATGGCCGAGATGAATTTGCCGCTTCGGAAGCGCTTCGGCCTTGAGGTGCTTGCGAATGCGCTCTACGTGCCTGGCACCGGGAGCACGTTTCAGGCAAAGTCTGCGGAGGGCTCGACGCTGGACGGTTTGAATACGCATCTGGCCGTCGTCGATGAACTCCATGCGCATAAGACCCGAGCGGTCTATGACGTGGTTGAAACGTCTCTCGGCAAGCGCCGGAGCTCGCTCTTGTGGTGCATCACTACCGCGGGGTTCGACACGTCGGGCATCTGCTATGAAGTCCGGACGATGAGCACGCGGGTGCTTGAGCGTCAGGCGATAGACGAGACGCAATTCGCGGTCATCTACACAGCGGACGAGGATGACGACTGGACCTCGCCTGAGGCGTTGGAGAAGGCGAACCCGAACTGGGGCGTGAGCGTACGCCCGGAGATGATCTTGTCGCTTCTCGCGAAAGCGAAGGCGCTGCCGTCAGCCATCAACAACTTCAAGACGAAGCACCTTGATATCTGGTGCTCCGCGTCGAACGCGTGGATGGATATGGGGGCCTGGGGTCAGTGCGAGGACAACACTTTGCGGCTTGAGGACTTTGAGGGCGAGCGGTGCATCATCGGGCTCGACTTGGGCTCGAAGAACGACATGACCGCCAAGGTCAGAGTTTTTCCGCTTGAGTCCGACGGTCCGACCAGGTACGCGGTTTTCTGCGACTTCTACCTTCCGGAGAGAGCGGTAGAAAACGCTGTCAACTCTCAGTATTCCGGATGGGCCGAAGAAGGCCATCTCCATGTCACTCCCGGCGCGATGACGGATCTGAACGTCGTCGAAGAGGATCTGAGGGAAGACCTCAGCCGTTTCAACGTCGAAGCCGTGGTTTATGACCCATGGCAAGCGACGCAAATGGCGACGACGCTTTCTGAGGATGACGCGCCCATGGTCGAGTGCCGCATGACGGTACAGAACATGAGCGACCCGATGAAAAGCGTGGAGGCGCTGGTACTGGACCGCCGGCTTTTGCATGACGGCAACCCGATTCTGACGTGGATGATGGGGAACGTCGTGGCCAAGCTGGACGCGAAGGACAACATCTTTCCGCGGAAGGAAAGATACGAGCAAAAGATCGACGGCGTGATTGCGCTCATCATGGCGATGGGAAATGCGCTCGCCGACGATAACGACGACTTCAAGGGTTTTGTGGAGTCGGGTCAGGAAACTTTCTTTGAGTGGTGATGAATGTTTGTAAGGCGACTTGTCAGCTGGGTGACCGGGTGGGGAGGGCCGCTCGGCACCGCGTCCGGGCAGCAGCTTGGCCTGCCGCTGGCGCCGATTATTGACCAGACGAAGCTAACGCCGCCCGATGCGGCGCTGCAGATTTCGGCGGTCTTCGCGTGCGTGGAGATTCTCGCGCAGACAATATCGACGCTTCCGCTTTATGTCTATCGAGATAAAGGCGATGGGCGCGTTCCGGACAAGATGAACCGGCTGTGGCTGCTGCTGCACGAAAGACCGAACGATTGGATGACGCCGTCGGAGTTCCTTTCGGCGATGGTTGTCAATCGCATGCTTCGCGGGAATGCCTATGCGCTCATTGAGCGCGATGGCACCGGGGAGCCGATTGCGCTGATCCCGCTGTCTCCCGACCAGATGGAAGTTTCCGTCGTCGATGGCGGAGAGGTTTACGTTTATTACCAGGATGGCGACATCACGGCGCTTGCGCCCGAGAACGTCATTCATTGGAAAGGCCTCGGCAATGGGTTCCTCGGGCTTTCGAAGCTGGACTTTATGCGCGCCACGACCAATGAGGCTATCCGGTCGCAGGACAACGCGAATTCGCTGTATGGGAAGGGATCGAAGCCAACGGGCGTGCTGCAGACTGACTCAAAGCTGAGCGCGGAGCAGGTTGCGGCGCTGATGACGCGCTTTCAGACGAACATGACTTCGTCCGGCGGCGGGCTGATCATCGCAGACCGAGGGCTCAAGTATTCCCAGATGTCGCTTTCGCCCGCTGATGCCCAGCTCCTCGAGACGCGGCGCTTCACGATTGAAGAGATTTGTCGATGGTTTGGGGTGCCCGGCGTGCTCGTTGGAACAACGGGGCAAACGACATGGGGCTCGGGCATTGAGCAAATCGTCTCGGGGTTCCACAAATTCACGATCGGGCCGCTTTGCAAGCAGCTCGAACAGGCGCTCGAGCGAAGGCTGAAGCACTACGAACCGATCACGATCGAGTTCAAGATGGATGGGCTTCTCCGGACCGATCCGGCGAGCAGAGCGGCCTTCTACTCGACGATGAGCCAGAACGGAGCGATGACGAGAAACGAAATCAGACGCCTTGAGAACCTTCCGCCGATGGAAGGCGGGGACGAGCTCACGGCGCAGAGCAACCTGGTGCCGCTCCGGAAGCTCGGGCAAGTACAGCCGGCGTCTTCGCCGATCAATGGTGAACCCGTGAGGCAGTAAATATGGGAAAGGAATTCAAGAGCATTGAGCTCAAGGATGTCGACCTGAAGTTCGAAGGTGGAGAGCTGCGGAAGTTCAGCGGCTACGCCTCGGTCTTCAATGGTGACGACAGCTATCACGACACGATTCTTCCGGGTGCGTTCAAGGACTCGCTCGCGAAGTACGGTCTGCCGAAGATGTTTTACGGCCACCAGTGGGGACTTCCTATCGGGAAGTGGACCTCGGCGGTAGAGGATGAAAAGGGCCTGCGTGTTGAGGGCGAACTTACCCCTGGGAACCCGCAGGCGGACGCGGTGCTCGCGGCCCTGAAGCACGGAACGGTTGACGGCCTTTCTATCGGCTTCAGCATGCGCGGCGGCGCTCAGGATGAGAAGAAGGAAGGTGGCCGGGTGATCAAGTCCGTCGGACGCCTCTTCGAGATCTCTGTCGTGAGCTTCCCGGCGGACGGCGCGGCCCGCATCACGGAAGTCAGGTCTGAAGATCTGGATGAAATCGAAAGTATCAGAGACCTCGAAGGTTTCCTGCGGGATGCAGGCGGCTTTTCGAAGTCTGCCGCGACGGCTCTCGTCGCAAAAGCCAGAAAGCTCTTCAAGGATCAGAGGGAGTCTGAAGCCGACGAGGAGAAGGCGACCACGGAGCTTCTTGAACGGATCAGGAAGCTTGAAAAATCCATTGGAGAATAAAAGATGGAATTCAAAGAAGTACTGGACGCCCTCGACAAGATCGAAGGCAAGATGTCTGAAACCGCCGCTTCGAACAAGGAGCGCCTGGACGAGCTCGGCGAACAGCAGAGGAAGTTCGCGAATCAGATCCTCGAGCTTCAGCAGAAGGGCGTAAAGGTTCAGGGCGAAAAGCCGGAAGCAAAGTCCGCGGGCGATCAGTTCATTGCCGCCGACGGCTTCAAGGCGTTTGCCGCAGGCTCCACGCAGAAAACTCGCGTCGAGCTTTCGGAGACCTTTGCCAAATCTGAGACGACTGCGCTCAACCCGATCACGACTCCGACCGGCGGCATCATCCAGGCGTACCGTCGCCCCGGCATCATGCCCGGCGCTTTCCGCCCGCTCACGATTGAAGGCCTCTTCCCGTCGCTTCCGATTTCGACGAACTCGTTTGAATACGTGAAGGAGCGCGATGACGGCTTTGTGAACGGCGCGGCCTTCGTCGCTGAAGCCGCGCAGAAGCCCTTCGGTTCGACGTCTTTTGAAACGGTGACGGGCACGGTCAAGACGATCGCTCACCTTGCCCGCGTCTCGAAGCAGCTCATGGCGGACGGCCCTGCCCTCGTCGCCTACATCAATCAGCGCCTTGTCTACGGCGTTGATCTGGTGGTCGAAGACCAGCTGATTTCCGGCGACGGGACGAATCAGAATCTCACCGGCATCTTTACCACCGGAAACTTCACGCCCCACGGCGCGACGACGGCCGACCTTCCGGCGAAGAACGCAACACTCTTTGACCTGATTCTTTTTGCGAAGACCAAGGTTGAAAAGGCGTTCTTCCGTCCGAACATCATCCTGCTCAATCCGGTGAACTGGTCGCAGATGCTCATGGAGAAGAACGCCTCCGGCGACTACTACCTCGGGCACCCGGCTTCTGTCGCGCCGAAGACCCTGTGGGGCCTTCCGATCTGGACGACCCCGGCGATTCCGCAGGGCAAGTTCATGGTCGGTGACTTTACGCAGGCGGCTACGCTCTGGACGCGTCAGGGCATGACCGTCGAGCTCTTCGAACAGGACGTCGACAACGTGCAGAAGAACCTCGTCACGATCCGCGCCGAGCGCCGCCTCGGCTTCGGCATTGAGCGCGTGTCTGCTCTTGTCGGCGGCGATCTTGCGCTACCGGCCGCGGCCAGCGCTCTCGGAAAGTAAGGAGATAGAGGATGGGCGTGGAAGTTTCGACGGCTCTTCCTGCGGTGACTTTGGACGAAGCCAAGCTTCACCTGAGAGTTGAGAGCACGGCTGATGACGATCTCATCTCCGCGCTCATCCTTGCCTGTACGCAGATGGCCGAGCATGAGCTGCAGCGCGGGCTCGTCACGCGCGAGGGGACCGAGGGCTACGGCGATTCTCCGGAAGCCGTCCCGGCCGCTATCCGGCAGTGGATTCTCGTGCATGTCGCCTATTACTACGAGCACCGCACTTCGGCAACGGAGGGGGCTTTGTCGCCGCTCCCTTTTGTGAGCGCGCTGCTTGACCCTTTTAGAACGTGGACCTGATCATGGACCTTCCGGAAATTGGCGAACTCAATCGCCGCGTGAAGATTCTCGTACGAGAGGCAAAGCCTGACGACAGGAACGGCTTTTCGCAAACGACCGTTGAAAAAGATGAAGTGTGGGGGAAGCTCGCCGTAGTCGGATCGGGGATGTATTTCGGGACGAAGCAGGTGAGTTCGGAAGTGACGCACCGCGTCTACATCCGAAGCTATGAAGGGCGGACGCGGCCGCAGGATCTGTACGGCGTCACCGAGCTGGTGATCGATGGGGTGCTTTATAGGGTGAAGCGGGTTGCGGATGCAGGCGGTGAGCGCCGCTTTACGGTCATGGACGTAGAGGAGAAGGGAGATGCTGGTAAGCGCGCAGGTAGACCGAGGCTTCCGGAATATTGACTATGACCCGAGGGCGCTGAGGCGGCCGCTTCGATCCGCGGGCAACGAAGTCCGCAAGGCGGCTCGCCGCCTGATTGCGCGCAGGGCGGTTTCAGAGGCCGGGCAGTACCCGGGCAGACAGACGGGCCGCATGCAGAGATCGATCCGCGTGCGGCTTTCCCGATCCGGATATGCCGTGATGGTCTCGCCGTCGAAGACGAGCTCGATGCCGGTCTATTACCCGGCTTTTGTCGTCTACGGGCATCGGGGGCCGAATACGGAAACCGAAGCACAGGCCCGCAGGCATAAGAAGCGCCCGGGCGAAAAGGTGGCGGCTCCGCGCAGGAACTTCATCGAGGATGCCGCAAAGCAGGCGGCCCCCGACTTCAAGAGGTCCATGGCGGACGCCTTGGCTAATGCAATTAAACCGGGGCTGATATGAGACTTGATCCGATCATTGCCGCACTTCGAAGGAGGTGCCCGTCTTTCGAGAACCGCTTTGCGGGGGCGGCCGAGTGGGCAGGACTTACGGAGGATGAGGCTCCGGCTCTGCCTGCGGCCTATGTCGTCCCGCTCGCTGAAGATGCGGGCGGGAATGAGTCGCAGGTGGGCTATCAGCAGACCGTGACGAACACTTTTGCGGTGATTGTTCTGGTCAGCAATGTCTGCGACGAGCGCGGGCAGAAGGCTTTCGATTCTCTTGAAGACCTGAGGCTCGAGCTCTTCCGCGCCATCCTCAGCTGGCAGCAGGATCCTCCTGCCGAGTACAGCGAGATTGTCTACTCGGGCGGGCAGGTGCTTTACATGGACGATGCCCGGCTGGCTTTCCAGTTTGAGTTCTCATTCGAGACCTATCTCGATCTCAGCGATACGTGGCAGGGAGTGGACCTCGATGAGCTCGGACCTCTCGAGGGCGCGGACATCAGGGTTGACTGTGTTGAACCGTCGACCAAGAAGAATCAGCCGGACAACCAAATTGAAGCAACTTTGAAGGTGAACCTATGAGTGTTTCTTTCAACACCATCCCGAGCGGCGTGCGAGTGCCGCTTTTTTATGCCGAGGTAGACAATTCCGCGGCATTCACGCCGTCGGAGAGCACTCAGAGCCTCCTGATCGGCCAAATGCTCGATACGGGCACAGCTGAAGCCGGTAAGCCGGTGACGGTGTCTACCGCGGCCATGGCCAAGCAGCTTTTCGGCCGCGGGTCTCAGCTGGCCCGTATGGTGGTCGCCTATCGCACGGTCGATAGCTTCGGCCAGCTTGTTTGCATTCCGCTCGCTGACGTGACGAACTCCGTAGCCGCCTCGGCAGAGGTGACTTTCTCCGGAAAGGCGACTGAAGCCGGTACCCTGAGCTTCTACATTGGCGGTTCGCGCGTGCAGGTCTCCGTAGCAGAAGGCGCGGAGGCCGGTGTTGTCGCGCAGGCTCTTGCCGACGCCATTTCGCGGGAGAAGGACCTGCCGGTTACCGCGGCGGCTGCGGCTGCGGTCTGCACGCTCACGGCGCGCAACAAGGGCTCGCTTGGCAACGGTATTCTGCTCGCGCTCAATCTGCGCGGGCCGATTAACGGTGAAAAGACGCCTGCGGGCCTTGGCGTAGTGCTTGCGGCCATGGCCGGCGGCACGACTGATCCCGAAATTGCCCCCGCAGTGAAGGCGATGGGCGATGCGCAGTATGACTTCATCGGCGTCCCCTATTCGGATGCCGCGGTGCTTGACGCCTTCCAGACGGAGATGAACGACACGTCCGGCCGCTGGTCGCCGTTTCGGCAGATTTACGGCCACGTATATACGGCAAAGCGCGGCGACGTGAATGCGCTGAAGACGTTCGGCAACGCCCGAAACGACCAGCACTGCACGATTGTGGGGGTTGAGCCGGAGCTTCCGACCCCGATCGAAGAGGTGCTCGCGGCCTATCTCGCCCGGACGTCGGTGTTCATTTCAGCCGACCCCGCGCGGCCCACGCAGACGGGCGTGCTCACCGGCGTGATGGCCGCTCCTTCCGAGAGCCGCTTTATCACGACCGACAGGCAGACGCTTCTTGAAAACGGCATTGCGACGCTTACGACGACATCCGGCACGGTCATGATTGAGCGCGCGGTGACGACCTATCAGCGCAACAGTTTCGGCGACGCGGACGCATCGTATCTCGACAGCGAAACGATGCACACGCTTGCATACGTGCTTCGCCGCATGAAGTCGCTCATCACGACCAAGTACGCGCGCCACAAGCTCGCGAACGACGGGACACGCTACGGTGCCGGACAGGCGATCGTGACGCCTTCGGTGATCCGCGGCGAGCTGGTGGCGCTCTATCGGCAGCTCGAGCTTTCGGGGATCGTCGAGAATGCGGATCTCTTCAAGCAGTACCTGATTGTAGAAAGGAATGCAGACAATCCGAATCGGCTGGATGTCCTCTTCCCGCCCGATCTCGTCAATCAGCTCCGCATCTTTGCGGTCCTCAATCAGTTCCGTCTTCAGTACGCGGAGGACTAAGAAATGGGAAAGAGACTAGCCGGCACCTGCTACTTCAAGGTGGACGGAGAACAGCTCGAACTTCAGGGGGACCTTGAGTTCCCCTTTAACTCGGTGACGCGCGAGACCATGGCCTCGACCACCGGCGTCGTCGGCTTCAAGGAGACGGTCGCGGTCCCGTACGTCGCGGGCACGTTCATCGTCCCGGAGAGCTTCCCCGTCAGCAAGCTGATGGAATCAACGGCGATGACGATTACCGCAGAGTGCGCGAACGGCATGGTTTACACGCTTTCGGAGGCATTCATGGTGGGCGACATTCCCTATAAGCCCATTGACGGTACGGTGGCGTTGCGCTTTGAGGGCACCGCAGGAGAACTTGCATGATCTACACGCTGACAACGCCGATTGAGATTGCGGGCAAGGAAGTCACGGAGCTCGATCTCAAGGAAGAGAGGCTCGACACGAAGCTTATCAAGCGGCTCGGGTTCCCCTTCACGGTTGGCGCGGATCTGACGCCGGCGCCCCGCCCGAGCGTTTGCGCGGACTACATCTCCCGCCTCGCGGCTATTTCGCCCTCTGAGGTCGAGAAGCTCAGCCCAAGGGATTTCATGGCGATTTGCTGGGCGCTGATTAGTTTTTTCGGGGAGCAGGCGGGCTCGACGTCTCAGGGCTAGTCGATCTGGCTTTTGATGTGGCCTACGGCTGGAGGATCTCTCCTGATGAGGCGCTCGCGCTTCCTTTGTCGGAGCTTCTGCTCTATGTGGAGCAGTGGAACCGAATTCAGGAGAGATTGAAGGAGACCTAAATGGCGGGACAGGATTTCAGACTTACCGCGATTCTTGCGGTCCGGGACACGATGACCCCCGTCATGAAGCAGGTGTCTGCGCGGTGGGGGAACTTCCGGAAGGTAATTGACGGCACGCAGTTTAAGAACCTGCAGAAGCAGGTGGCGCTCTTCAACCGCTCGATGCAAAACGTCGCCGCTACCGCCGGTGACGTAGCGGGCCGGATTGGCGGGCCTTTCCTTGCGCTTGCCGGCTCCGTAGGCTTCAGCCTGCAGCAGGCCGTGACGAGCTTCGCAAGTACGGGCGACGCGCTTGACAAGATGAGTCAGCGCATCGGCATTACCGCGGAACAGCTGCAGGAGTTCTCCTATGCCGCTACGCACGCGGGCGCCGCTCCGGAAGATCTCGAGGATGCGCTCAAGGATCTCGGCACGCATATGGCGGAAATCGCCAACGGCCTCGACACGTCAAGCAGCGCCTTCACGCTCTTCCAGAAGCTTGGAATCGAGATGAAGGACGCGGCCGGGAATATGCGCCCGGTCGAGCAAGTCTTTCTTGATCTTGCCGACGCCATCCAGCGCAATGAGGACCCGGCTCTGCGCGCGAAGATGGCCATGGCGACCATGGGCGCCAGCGGCCGCAAGCTGATCCCGATGCTTGCCGGCGGTTCGGATGGGCTCAAGCAAATGGCCGCGCAGGCGCGCGACCTTGGGCTCGTGATGTCGAATGATGCGGTTGCATCAGCCGCGACAATGACGGACCACATGGATGACATGCGGGCCGTTATCGGGTCGGTCGGCAACACGATAGGCGCGCAGCTCGCCCCCACGGTGATCCGCATGTCTGACCGCTTCCGCGATCTTGCCGCGGCGAACCGTGAGGCTTTTTCGCAGAAGTTCGCTTCCGTCGCCGAGCGGCTGGCCGAGACGATCGAGAAGATCGACTTCGAGGGCATCGCCTCCGCGGTATTGACCGTGGCGGATTATGCGATTCGGGCGTTCAATGCGGTTGGCGGCTTCAATACGGTGCTTTACGCCATGGGCGCGATCATGGCCGGGAAGACGCTCATGAGCGTGATAGCCCTCGGTTCGTCGATCATCTCGATGGTGCAGACGTTCGGCACCCTGGTGACTGCAGCGCGAACTGCTGCCGTAGCAATGGCCGGGGCGTTCGGGCCTGTTGGTTTGGTGCTGACAGCCGTGGCGGCGATAGCCGGCGTTGTGCTCGCCAACTGGGACAGCATTTGGCCGGCGCTGAAGGCAGGAGCATCTGCGGCGGCCGACTTTATCGGCGCGGTTTGGGACACGGTTGTACCAAAGTTCCAGGCAGTTTTCGGGTCGCTGTTGTCAATTGCGAAGGCCTTCTTCCAGGGAGATATCAGCGGTCTGCTGAGCGGGTTTGACGACCTTTTCCAGGCGGCGTTCAATCTGCTCCCGGATAAATGGGCAAAGGCCTGCCTCGACTGGTACACGGGCGTCACAGACAGTCTCAGGAACGTGGGGAGGATGATCTCTGACTACTTCACGAATTTCGACTTCAAATCCCTGCTGCCGGACTGGAGCGACCTTTTCGGAGGAAGCAAAACATCCGGCGACGGGAAGCAGATGCAGAACCCCCAGGTGACACCTGAAGCCCGCCTGAGCGGGCGCATGAACATCAGCGTAACCGCTTCCGGAGGAGCATCCGCGGCCGTAAGCGACGTTTCCGGGTCTCCGGGGCTGGATATTTACGGTCAGGTAGGTCGATCGGATCGCTTTGTAGGAGCTGACTGATGTCTATTCGTAGTGAACAGCTTCTGCCGGCGAGCTTTCGCGGCGTGCCTTTCGAGGTGACGAGCGGGAGCCTCAGAGCCGGCCGGCGCACCGTGGTACATGAGTACCCGCAGCGCGACAAACCCTATGTCGAAGACCTTGGCAAAGCCACCAGGCAGATCACGATTGAGGCCTTTGTAGTCGGCGACGACTACATCGCGCGCGGAACGGCGCTTTTAGCTGAGATCGAAAAGCCGGGTTCCGGGGCGCTCATTCATCCGTGGTTGGGCGAAATGACCGTTACGGTCACGTCGGTGAGCGAGCTTAAGTTCGACACCGGGCTCGGGACCGCTTACCTGACCTTCGTCGCTACAGAAGCCGGTGACCTTGAGTTTCCGGCAACGGGCGCCGACACCCAATCGGCGGCGCTCGAGGCGGCCGACGGGCTGGAGCTCTCGGCGGTCAGCAAGTTCGTCGACTCGATAGATCTATCGATCGTTTCAGAGTACATCGACTCGGCGCTTTCCGGCGCTCTTCTCGACGTGCTTGGGGTGGTCGGCAGCGCGGAAATCGCGAAAGCGTTCGGCTTCGCGACCGGGGTGGCGGATCTTGCTTCGAAGGGGCTCGCGCTCATCTCGAAGGATCCGAAGGTGTTTGCGCAGAAGCTCGCCGGGGCTCTCGGGCTGTCGAAGTGGGCAACGACGGCGACGGCGTGGAGCCGGGTGGCGAAGCAGCTCAGGAACCTGGCTTCGGATGAGAAGCTTTCCTCCGGTACGAGGGCGAAGATAGATGCCGAGCGGGATAGGCTGCCGCTCTCCGATACGCAGAAGGCGGCCATGACGAACCGTGCGGCGGTGGAAAGCCTCACGCGCCAGCTTCTTCTTGCGCAGGTTGTCGGCGTCAGCGCTTTGATCGGGACTTCAAAGGACACGTCGGCGCCGGGGGCGATGGTCACCGCGGCGGCTTCTCCTTTTGTGGAGCAGGAACCCATTCAGAGCTACGACGACCTCATTGAGGTCCGAAATGAGCTTCTTGAGGTTCTTGATCAGGAACTCCTGATGGAGACCGACGATGAGATGTATCAGGCGATTGAGAAGGCACGCACGGCAGTTTTCGAGGCGGTTACAGAGCGCGCTAACGCCCAGAGTCGGCTGATAACCGTCACGCCTCCGGACATCATGCCCGCGGTGGTTCTCGCCTATGACTATCACGACGACGCCAATCGCGACCGCGAGATAGCGCTGCGCAACGGCATTGATCACGAAGGCTTCTGTCCGGCCGAAGAAATGAAGGTTTCAAGCGAATGAGCTCAAATCAGGTTGAAATCCGTGTCGGCGGCAAGCGCTACGGCGGCTGGAAATCGGTTCTCATCACATCGAGCATCGAACAGGTCGCCCGGGCGTTTGCGCTTGAAGTTACGGAGAACTTTCCGGGCAATACGGACTTCACGGCGCTTCAGACCGGAGAGCTCGTACAGGTCTATATCGGCGAAGATCTGGTGTGCACGGGTTACATCACCTCGACGCCCATCCGCTACGACGGCAAGACCGTTTCCGTGCAGGTGCAGGGGAAGAGTCGAACGGTGGATCTGGTCGACTGCTGCCCGCCGTCTGCGGCCTATGCGCCCCCGGCGGCGGGTTCTAATCTGTGGTCCGAGGTGAAGGGCAGGAGCGGCAAGGCGCAGGCCGCGCCCGCAGCGGCCGCGAAGCCTCAAACCTCCTGGAAGAACCTTCCGGCCGGCCGCATCATCGAAGAGCTGGCGAAGCCGTACGGCATAACGCTCACGATCTCGGCCGAGAGCAACGAAGTCAAGACCCATACGGTTAATCCCGGAGAGACGGTTTTCGAATCGATCAAGCGGCTCATTACGAAGGACAATCTCGTATTGACCGACGATGAGGCGGGGAATCTTGTGCTGGTTGAGCCTGGCGGGGCCGGACAAGCGACGGACGCCCTTGAGCTCGGCGGCAACATCCTGAAGGCTTCAGCGAGGTTCGATGCGTCGGCGCGGTTTTCGCACTACGTTGCGCTCGGACAGCATGCCGGTACGGATGAAGATTTCGGGCGTACCGCTGCGGAAGACAAGGGTATTGCTGTAGACCCGGAAGTGAAGCGATTCCGGCTGAAGGTGCTCAAGGATAGCGGGCAGGCGTCGTTGAAGACCGCCGGTGATCGAGCCCAGTTCGAAGCCAATTTTCAAGCCGCACGCTTTCGCGCCGTCACCTACACAGTGCAGGGCTGGAGACAGTCGGATGGCTCTCTGTGGCGGCCGAACACAAAGGTTATAGTGCGCGATCAAACGCTTTTTCCGGGAGGCTTAGAAATGCTGGTTGTTCAAACGAAGCTCCAACTCTCTTCGGCCGGAATGACCGCCGAGTTAGGGCTTATGCCCCCCGATGGCTATAGACGAGACGCCGCGAAAACGGATACAAAGCAAACGTCTTCGACGTGGACGAACGTGAAATAATCTGGGGAAAGGAGGCAGTTATGCGCATTTTCTTTCTCATCGCGCTGAGCGTTGCCTCGCTTGGCGCCCAGGCGTTGACGGTTGTCCCTAGCAGGCATTTGGTCTGCGAAAAGTACCCCGGAACTATGCTGGATAAAGAATGCAAATATGTCCCGGGCGGCGAGCCTGATCTAGGTTTTAAGCTCGAGCCGTCTGACCCGAAAGAGGTGATGTCGATCACGAAGGACATCAACGGCTGGATCACGATCGAGCGCCGGGACGGCGCGCACGAGACCTTCAGGCCCGACGGTATGGGCGGGTGGCAACGTCAATGATTTTTGAAAGGCTGCAGAGATGCGGCCTTTTTTGTTATGAGCGGAAGATTGGACGACATCATGGCCCGCGGCGTCGTTTCGGCGGCCGACGGAACGAAGAAAATGCGCGCGGTACAGGTGCGGCTGCTCGCGGACGAAGTGCGGGATGATCTGGAGCACGTCGAGCCCTATGGCTTCACTTCGGAGCCGAAGGACGATGAGCAGCCGGAGGCCTTCGCGTTGTTTTTCGGCGGCGATCGATCTCACGGCATCGTGTTCTGCGTTGCTGACAGGCGCTTTCGTCTGAAGAACATGAAACCTGGTGAGGTCGCCATTTACGACGATCTCGGGCAGAAGGTCTATCTGACGCGCGACGGACTCGTGATTGAGACGCCTGGCACGCTGACGGCAACGGTCGCTAAAAATGCGACCGTAACGGTGGGCGGAAATCTGACGGCAGAAGTGGCCGGAGATGCCGCGCTGAAAGCGTCTTCTGTGAAGCTGGATACGCCTGCCACGACCTTGACGGGAACTTTGACCGTTCAAGGGCTGATCACCGGTCAAGGCGGCATGGCGATCAGCGGCGGCTCCGGTGCGAGCGTTACCGGCGATCTGACGACGACTGGTGATGTGAAGGCGGGCCCGATCAGCCTGAAGACGCACACGCACACCGAGCAAGGCGACGGCGCGGAGACATCCGGGCCGCACTAACCGTACGAGTTTTTCGTACGGACCAAAAAGCAAACCCCGCAGGGCTGGACTCCTTGCGGGGTTTTTTGTGACCACCTTCTACGCAGGTGTTCAATGGATTTTATTTTAGACCTTGTGAGGGCCCTTGGTATGGCTCAAACGCTTCCTTTTTTCGTCGCCTTGCCCATATACATCATGGCATACGCCGGAGCTGTGTGGGCAGTGGCCAAAGCGGCAAAGGCGATTAAGGATCTATGGGTGCGCTAAATGGACATGATGCTGAACGGGAAGCCGGCCGACATATCCGACTTCGAGGCTGATGAGCTGGCGGCGGCCGTGCTGATCAGCCTTTTTTCATGGCGCAAGTCGAACCCGGATGATGGGGCGAGAGCGCCGAACCGTCAAGGTTGGTGGGGCGACACGTTCGCGGAGGCGGCCGGTGATCGAATCGGCTCGCGCCTCTGGCTGCTGCAGCGGCAGAAGGTTCTTTCGACGACGCTCCGGCGCGCGGAAGCCTATGCGAAGGAGTCTCTGCAATGGCTCATCGATGATGCGGTTGTTGCCCGCATTGAGGTTTCTGCGGAGCGCTCGGGGGTTGACCAGATCGCGCTGTTGGTTACCTGTTATCGCCCTGACGATACGCAGGCACTGCAGGCCCGGTTTCAAAATGTTTGGGAGTGAAAATGGCTTTTGAAAGACCTACGCTCACGGAGATCATCCGGCGCGTTCAGGCAGATGCGGAGAGCCGCATAGGAAAAAAGGTGATGCGCTGGTCGCTCGCCTCCGTCATGACGCGAGTTATCGCCGGCGTTTCCCACGGGCTTCACGGCTACATCGCCTTTGTGCTCCGGCAGTGCTTTACGAGCACCGCCGAAGGGAACTACCTCGAGAGGCGCGCTTCCGAGTACGGTATCTATCGGCTGCAGGCAAGCAAGGCCGTCGGTACCGTCACCTTTACCGGTACAGGTGTCGTGCCCGCCGGGACGCAGCTTCAAAACGAACGCGGGGCGGTCTACGTCACCACGGATGAAAGCAAAGACGGCGCGGCTCCGCTTGAGGCGGCTGATGCGGGCGCTTCGGGCAATTCTGAGGCCGGCATGCAGCTGACGCTCGTGAGCCCGGTCGTCGGCGTGATGAGCTCGGCCGTAGCTGGCGAGCTCACCGGAGGCGCGGACGCAGAGGGGGACGAGAGCCTGCGGGAACGACTTCTTGCTCGACAAAAGAACCCGCCGAAAGCCGGCACGAAGGCGGATTACGTCGCCTGGGCTCGTCAGGTTCCGGGCGTGACGCGCGCATGGTGCTATCCGCAGGAACTTGGGCTCGGCCATGTAACGGTCCGTTTCATGACAGACGGCATGACAGAGAACGGCATCCCCAACGAGACGATGATTCAGCGCGTGAAGGAAGAGATCGAAGCGAATATGCCGGTCACGGCGATCTTGCATGTGGTTCCGCCGATCCCGAAGCCGCTGAATATGACTCTCGACATCCTTCCGGAAACTGAAGCCATTAAAGCAAAAATCGAATCGGCCATTGAATCGGTAGTAATGGCTGAGGCGATACCTGGCGGAGGGATCCTGCTCACGTCGTTGGATCGAGCAATCTCCGGGGTGCGTGAGATCACTAGCTACCGCATTCAGTCTCCGACGGACGACGTGGCGGCGAGCGTAGGCGAAATCTACGTCCCGGGAAAAATCACGTGGGTGTGATATGGCGCTGACGGAAAGAGATTATTCCCATCAGATCGATGAGCTTCTGCCAAGAGGGCCGATCTGGAACCGGGCACCGGGGAGCACTCTCGACGCGGTGCTTTACGCCCTGGGGCGAGAAGCCGCGAGAGCAGATGCCCGCATCAATCAGGTGCTCGAGGAGGCAGACCCTCGAACTTCGGTAGAGGAGCTTTCCCGGTGGTTTGACGACTACGGCATTCCGTCTGCGTGTCTCGAAGCGATCGCAGATCCGTCTCAGGAGCAGATGCGGCAGGAGCTTCTCGCGAAGATCACGTCGAATCTCGGATTGACTGCGGCTTTTTTCGAGTCGCTTGCCGGGACGCTCGGCTACCAGGCAAAGGTAACGACCTTCACGGAGCATGACGTGAATGACGACGTGAAGCATCCGCTCTACGAAAAACAGTGGACGACGGTCATGACGCTTGGCATCACGATCCGGTCTAACGGGAATGCCGAATACCTCGATGTGACCTGGGGCGCTGATGAGCCTCTTGCTCGCTGGGGAAATGCTTTGCTGGAATGCGTGATCCGGGCGCTTGCTCCGGCTCATGTGTATGTCATTTTTATGTATGAGGAGGACGCCTAATGGCTACTAAAGGTTATTGGAAATCCGGCGCGGTTGATTCACCGCCCGACACTTCTACGCTTACTTCCAAGGGCTACCCGACGTCGGGCGACCCGAAAACGGGCACCCCGGCGACGAAGCCGGGGGCTGCCTGGTATTACTTGCAGGATCAAATGAGAAATTCCGTCATCGAAGCCGCGGGGCAGGAGCTGACCGAGCCGCCATCCGCAACACAGTTCCTCGAAGCGCTGCGCTCGATGGCCTGGCTGGCAGATAACACCATCCCGGGCGGAAAGATTGCCAACGCCTCGATTACCGGGGCAAAGCTGGCCGCGAAAACCGTCGCCGAGGGGAATCTCGCGGATCTATCGGTGTCGACGGCAAAACTCGCGGCAGGCGGCGTAACCGGGGATAAGATCGCGCAAGGTGCGGTCGACGGCGCGCGCCTTGCGGCGCAGAGCGTCACTTTCTCGCATCTCCTCCCGGCGCTTATCGCGACCGAGGGGCAAGTCACTGAAGGCACCGCAAAGAACGTACTGATGACGCCGTTCCTGACGAGACTGATGGTCGGGGCCTTCATTCCGCCGTCGGTGCCTCCCGGCACGATCATCCACTACGCCGGGCGCACGGTCCCGAGCGGCTGGCTCATCTGCAACGGCGCGAATGTGAGCCGAACCGACTACGCGGCCCTTTTCGCGGCTATCGGTACGATCTACGGTGCCGGCAACGGGTCGACAACCTTTGGCCTGCCGAATTTGAACGGTCGCTTCTTCGAAGGCACAACGTACACTGGTTCTGTCGGCACTTACCACTCAGCTGGGTTACCGAATATAAGTGGAGAATATCAGGGTGGGGACGGTCTTAACTTGTATTCTTCCGGCGCCTTTGGATTCGTAAAAGAATCCGGTTCTCAAATAACCGGTGGCAGTTATAAGTTAGATATTGGTGATTTCAAAGCTTCTAGAAGCTCATCTGTATTCGGCTCGTCTAGTGGAGTTCAACCCCCGTCTATGGCGCTCCTTCCATGTATCAAATTTTGATACACACAAGTAACGCCATGCTTGGCGGCTGAACCGACGAAGAAGAACCGTAAATCGAAGATGATTTAGCCGCATTTATGTACATGTTGGTGCCGTTGTCCGCTCCGCCCCCAGGCCCCCTTGTAGTTTCGCTTTTGTACAAAGCTCCGGCTTCAGCAAGGCCTCCCCACGCGTAAGCCATATTGATGTTACCTGTGATATTCGGGCAGACCGAATATAACGGGTCAAATCAATAAATTACCTACGCCTTGGAGCGGCTTACTTTATGAACAAAATGGGGCGCTCAAGCCCGTTAATGTAGGTGATAAAGCTTATGGTGGTAATAGCAATGGTTCAAATTTCCGTTTGGAATTAGACGCTTCTGGTGCTAACGAAATCTTCGGCAACAGTACAACCGTTCAACCTCCATCGATGGCGCTACTCCCCTGTATCAAATTTTGATACAAGGTATCAGGGCAATGCTTGGTGGTTGAACGCCTGAAGAAGAGCCAAAAGTAGACGAAGATCTTGAGGCCGACATTTTGTAATAGCGCTGGCCGCCATAGGTTGTAGTACACGTTATAGCGGCGCCTGAACTTTGATCATTCGAGGATTCATACATAAATCCAACACAGTCTAAAAGAGGTCCGTAACGTTCCGGCCCTGAATATTGACGTGCATTGAATGATCCTGTGATATTCGGTCATCAAAAGCACGTTTCTAGACCTGCGTTTTATAGCTGTAGAACATAGGGCTAGGCACATGCTTCTCGATCGATTAGATCGGCTCTAGTGCTTTGCAGGATCAAGGATCTCGTCGACTAGACAGGCTTTTCGGGCACAGTCCTCGATGAAAGCGCTCCAACGCGTCATTACAGGCGTCCTTGCGGCCAAGTAGTCACTGCGCTGATATGCGCGCGATACGGCTGTTCCTGAGACGTGCGAAAGGCACGCTTCTGCGACCTCAAAGGGCGTTTCGTGGTCAGCGAGCCATGAACGCGCGATTGAGCGCAGACCGTGCGCTACAAGCTTTCCGGAAAGGTCTGTTGAGTGCAGATGCTTCGCTAGAGCTTGCGCGCTGACGTGCTTACCAGTCTGCTTGGCTGCAAAGATGAAATCTGAGCGCGGGTGCGGAGAGAGCCTCTGTTCTGCGTTAATGAGCGTTTGCATGAAAGCCGTGATCGGCACGCGATGAGCGCGACCTTTTTTCATCTCGACAGCTGGGATCGTGAGCACGTCCGCCTCGATCCACGACTTGCGAAGCTTTGCGTTTTCGCCTGGTCGAAGCATCGAGCAGAGTGAGAAAAGAAAGAGCACGCGCATGCGTGCGGGAGCGTCCTTCATCGTCTCCATGACGAGCGGGAGTTCGCGCCACGGCGGTGCCGGCATAGGTTTAACGATGGGCGCCGCAAAGACGCGGCTTACTCGATCGATAGGGTTGTGCTGGATGTATCCGGCGCAGACAGCTAAATCCATGATCTCTCGCGTTCGCATTAGAACCCGCTTGAGTGTGGCTTGATGGCCTTCGGCTTCGATGTGCCGGACGGTGGCAATGACAAGAGGAGCGGTGATCTCATCGAGCTGACGGCGACCGAGGGGGGAGATGACATAACGCTCAAGGCGGCGCTTTTCGTCCATGTAGGAGGTGATTCTGCCGCGCTTGAGATTGCACCACAGGCGGAAGGCGTCTGAAAGGACGTATCCACGGGGCGGCTCCTGCCCCAACTCCTTCCGCTTTCTGCGGGCCAGTTGCCGGGCCTGCATCAGAGAGACCTCGGGCCATCGTCCGAGGCTCAGATCAGTAACCCTGCCTCCGTAGGAAATGCGGAGACACCAACTTTTGACCCCCGAGGGGTGAACCCGAAGGGTGAGGCCGTGGCCATCGGTCACGGTGTATCGCTTTTCACGCGGTCGCAAGGCCGCAATTTTTCTTGTAGAGAGGTTTTTCGACATGAAGCCCAATGAGATCAAAGAAATCCCGCACGTCGATGAGGACGGCTACTTTGATGGCATGGTGACCTGCATGGCCGACGCGAAGGGCTCGCTGATGCTCGGCGCGGACTGCTATGACATCGCCGCCCCCGAAGACGATGGGAAGCACTTTTACAAGCTGTCTGCCGACAAAAATGGCTGGGAGGCGGAAGCTATTCCGCAAACGGCCGAGGAATGCGTCGGCATCGTGCTCGATCATCACAAACAGACGGAAAGAATTCACAAACTCCGCACTGTTTTCGATGAGCTCACGAAGAACTCGACGACCTATCGCCTGGTCCAAGACCCGGAAACGAATGCCCGCTCGATCGAAAAGATTCCGGAACAGACTGTTGAGGAAGCGCGCTCCGAGAAGATGCGGGCCCTCGACTCTGCCTTTACGTCTTGGTATGAGGACGGCGCGACACTAAAGTCTTCTCTGGGCTTCGAAGCCGACTCGGACTCCCGCGCCATGCAGGACGTGAACGGCCTAGTCACGGCGGAGGAATCTTCGGCCGCCTTCGTGGACACGGAGAGCGGGGGCGGTCTGATCTTCATGGACGCCAACAACGTTGGGCATCAAGTCAGTATTGACCAGCTCAAGACTCTGCAGCTCGAAATTATTCAGGCTGGACAGGCAGCCTATCAGGAAAAGTGGAAGTTGCGCGACGCGATTGAAAAGGCGAAGACGAAAGAGGAGCTGGAAAAGATCGTCATCGCCTTCCATCCGGTTGACTTCTCGACGAAGTGATGTGGCGCTATCTGAAGCAGGTGCTCATCGCCTTTGATCAGCTCATCAATGCGCTCCTTGGCGGGTGGGCCGACGAAAGCCTATCGCCGCCAGCACGAAGCAAGGACGCGGCACATAGCCTGTTCCTGCCTATCCACACCTACCGACGGCCGAGGCAAGGAATTCCCGGCGTATCGCCGGAGGATAGGCCCCCGCAAGGGGTGTAGAAACGACAAAGCCCAGTGCGCTAACACCGGGCTGAGTCTTTGATGCAAGGGGTGGTTATGCATGCCCTCACTCTTGCTTCGTGTCAGATTATGCCACACGACATCGTTGTGGTGACGGGCGACATCAATATTGATGGGCTCGTCATTGCCGTCATTATTGCGGCGTGGCTGATCGGCAAGAGGCGTTAAGCCGCAGGGGCCGTTCTTCTTCGGGAGTTCGGCCCCTCTTGCTATCTGTCTGCTCAGGCCCGCCAGTGCGCGGGCTTTTTTTATGGGTGAATTGATGCTCTATGTGAAATGGGTTTGTCTGTTGCCGCTGAGCTTCGTCATGGCGGTCGTCGGGAGGGTGCTCGCGCCGATCCTGCCGTTCTTCGCGAAGTCAGACGGCTATCTGCCCTCATGGCTTTCGTGGTTTCAGACGCCTGACAACCCTCTTGATGGCGACAAAGGCCATTGGGAGCGCTGGCCGGGCGTCTCGGCGTGGGCCACCTACAGACGACGGGTTGCGTGGCTTCTCCGGAACGTCTGCTACGGCTTCGATATCTCGGTGCTCGGGCAGAAGACTAAGCCGGGAGACTGGCTCGACATGGACGGGCAGGAAGGCGTGTCCGATCAGCCTTACGGAAAGTCCGGCTACTGGCTTAAGCGCGTCTATCGCGGCGAAAAGCTGGCCTGCTGGCACCTCTATGTCATCCGGCAGTGGAGCTTACTGCCGTCGAAGTGCCTGCGCATTTCAATGGGATGGAAGCTCTTCAGCTTTGACGGCTTGAAAGAGGAGACGCATCAGCTCACCTGCTATTGCAACCCTTTAAAAACTTTCAAACAGTAAGGAGGTCGTTATGACTAAGGAAGGAGTTCTCGCCAAGCTCAAGGAGCTCGGTCTCGACGTGAACGGCGCAACGGAAGAAGTGATCCAGAAGGCGCAGGCGTGGCTTGAAGACCAGAAGGCTCAGCTCGACACCGAGACGCGCCGCAAGGTGCGCGCTTTCTGGATCGGCGTCACTGCCGTGGGCATTGTCCTCGGCATCGCTGCAGGCTGGTTCGGGCGCTCCATGATCGGGTGACGCCATGCACTCGCTTCTACCGGTAGGGGCGGAGGCGGCGTGGATAAAGATAGGTGCGGTATTGGGGGTGATCTGGGGGGCGACTCTTGAGAGTGTTGCCCCCTTGGTCTATTGGTATCTGGCCTTCATGGCGGCCGACCTTCTCACCGGGATATGGGCCGCCTGCCGGACCGGGACTTTCAGCTCAAAGCGCCTTAGCCTTGGGATGGCGAAGAAGGGACTTGCCTTTTTCATCATCACGCTTGCGCACGGGATCGACGTGAGCTTCTGGTTCGTGCTCCACGACATGCCACTTTTTCAAAGCGTGACGCTCTGCGCCTATGCCTGCGGCGAATTCGGTTCAATCGTCGAAAACATAGAGAGGGCGGGTTTCGGAGACGCACTGCCTCCAGTCCTCAAGAAGCTTTTCTTGACGCTAGAGAAGCGCCTTGAGAATGCCGTGGACTCCAAGCTCGATCAGATCGGACTCGACGACGAGGAGAAAGACAAGAAGACCAAATAGCAAAAGCCGCTCGGGAGCGAACCGGGCGGCTTTTTTTTGTTCTTTACGAACTCAACTAACAAGAGGATTGTACCAATGAACATTGAAGAGCGCATAGCTCGCCTGGAAGGTTTTATGAACAAGTTTGAGGAAGAGCGTATTCGAAGTGAAGAGCGAACTCGCATAGAAATCGAACTTGCGGAGGCGCGACTAAAGAAGATGCGTCGCATGTGGGAGTTCTTCAAGGTAGTACTGAGCCCGATCATTGCCGCCGTTGTGACGGCAATAGTCATGCAGTACATACAAAAATGAAAATCAGAATACGCAAAAGCCGCTCGGAGGCGAACCGGGCGGCTTTTTTATAGGCAATTGTTTCGAGGGCCTATGGGAGACATTTTAAATGCTTTGAAGATCGGAGAGCTCATGACTGCAGATGATTTGACATGGCAGGCGACGGCCATCCTGGTCGTCCTCATCGCTTTCGGTGTTGCCGTCGTCGCGTGCGTCGCCGGGAAGGCCGTGAAGATTTGGCGTGATGCTCTGAAGTGAGGGACTATGACCGCTCGAGGAATTCGGAACAACAACCCGGGGAATCTCCGGCACGGGGAAGACTGGCTCGGACTTGCTCCGGTGCAGGATGATCAGAATTTCTGCACATTTACAGAAATGCACTTTGGTGTGAGGGCGCTCCTGAAAACCCTTCGCACCTACGTAGAGAAGCGAGGATGCGACACCGTGAGCAAAATCATCACCCGATGGGCTCCGGAAAATGAAAACGATACGGCCTCATATGTGCTTCATGTCGCGACGGCCTGCCGCCGTGATCCGGATGAAGGTCTGAACTTCGAGGCCGACCCGCTCCTCTATCTGGACATCGCGAAGGCGATCGCCCGACATGAGTGCGGCGTCGATGCTGAAGCGATCACGGATGATGCGTGGGAAGTGGGCCTCAAGGAGGCCGGGCTGTGACCTATCTGAAGATCGCGGGCGCACTGCTTGCGGTGCTTCTGGCTTTCGGAGGCGGCTATCGCTATGCCGCCGCGCTCTACGAAAAGGACGCGGCCGAGCTTCGGGAAGCCGAGGCCGTGGCTCGTGCCGATATGGGGAGGAAGCAATATGCGAAGATGGTTGAAGCGCTGGACGCTCTTGCCGGCCTGCGCGGTGAGCTTGCCGATGCTCGCGCTGATGCTGAGCGGGTGCGCCGGGCATATGAAAGTCGTCTGCGAAAAGCCAGCGCCGCTGCCTGTAACGCTGAGCAGGCAGCAGTTGCCCGATGCGAAAATCTTCTCAGAGAAAGCGTCGGACTTATCGAAGAAGGTCGCAGCCTACTTCTTAGAAACGCCGCAGTTCACGACGCCCTAGTGTCTACTCACGATTAACTGGTATGCAAAAGACGCACACACTCCAGTTTCTGTGCTATAGCTCGTAGCGTTATGATCTCTGCTGTGGCGTTCCAGTTAAGGCCGCGCCGGATGGTATAACAGATGGTATAACATTTTATAGATGTGCTGGAATTCCTAGTGAGAGAGGGTGGGTGAATCCTCCTCCTCCCACCACCTGATAAGGGTCGGGACGTTTCAAGACGTTCCGACCCTTTCCATTTTTGCTTATTGAACAAGGAATTCGGCACATATAGGGCGTGTCGCGCGGTTTCTAGGTGTTCCATTCAATTTTGGAACATTCGCCGCCGGATGGTATAACGGATGGTATAACCAACCGCCGGGGTTCCCTATGCCAAAGATCATCAAACCACTGACCTCCAAAGAGGTTGCCGCCATCTCCAAGATTGGGCTGACGACTTTAGGGGGTGTTGCTGGGCTAATGCTTCTGGTCAAGCCAGAGGGTGCGCGTTACTTCGTTTATCGCTTTCAAATGAATAAGAAGCGGACGATGATTAGCCTTGGTGCGGTAAATGCGATTTCGCTCAAACAAGCTCGAGAAAGTGCGGCTGCATTTGCAGAAATGCTTCGGAACGGGATTGACCCTGTAGAGGGGCGTCGCAAGCAGATTGAACAACAAAAACTCCAACAGGAGGCAGAGCGACAAGAACGTGATCGTCTTTGCCATACCGTTGCGGCTTGTGCTGAAGAGTGGATTCGCGAGCGAGCTGAAGGTGACTACTGGATCAATAATGTTCGGGGAGAGTCCGTAATGCGGGCATACTTTGCGAACCATATCAATCCAGTCATTGGAGACATTCCAATTTCGGCGTTATTGCCGAAGGACGTATTTGGCCTACTTAAACCGTTATGGCAGACGACGACTGATACTGGGGAAAACTGTAAGTCTGCAGTTTTCAAATTATTCCAGTGGGCTAAGGCGAAGGGATATTGTTCTCAAGAGAATCCGGCTGATCTAACTGGTGTACTCGGGGTACTTCTTGAGCCTTTTAAGGCAAACCGAAAACGGCACCAGAACTTGCCCGCACTAGATTTTCACGAGGTGCCTGATTTTATGGCTGAGCTCATGACTTTTTCAGACGTGAGCTATCGCATGACTGCGTTTTCTATTCTGACCGTACTTCGATCAAAGATGGTCCGTCTGGCAAAGTGGACAGATGTCGATTTTGAAGCCCGTACGCTCCGGATTCCAAATTCAAATTTCAAAACTAAGGGGAGAGGTGATCACACTGTGTATCTTTCTGACGAAGCATTGTCAATATTGACGGCGTTGCCTCGTGACTCCGAGTTGATTTTCCCTTCGCCCCGATTGAAAAAAGCTCTTTCTGATGCGGCAATGGGGCAGGTGTTCAGCAGACTACATCAGCGCAGTGTGAATAATGGTGGCAAGGGATGGGTTGATCCCGTTTTATCTGAAAAGGCCGGTCGGCCGATCACCGCAACTCAACATGGAACTGCTCGTGCGAGCTTTAAAACATGGTCGAAAAGCGGTGAAAATCGTCGGCTACTTGATGAAGAGGCGGTAGAGCTGTGTATGGCGCACAAGCTAAAAGACGACTACGGTGGGGCATACAATCGGGCTACTCTTGAAGCAGAGCGTCGAGCTGTCATGGCTGCCTGGGGACGGTTTTGCTTCCAGAAAATAGATTGACGGACATAAAAAAAGAGGAGTCCTTCGACTCCTCTATGCATCAACATGCAGCCAATCTCTCTCCTTCAAGCGATTTCAGATAGGCGTCTAGCTCCGATCGGCGAAAGACCGTAACTGTTGGCCCCATCTTTATCGGTTTAGGAAAAGACTTCCTCTCTTTTGCCCAACGCCACAATGTTGTGCGGCCGATTCGCATGTACAAGGCGGCTTCGGCGGGGCGCAGAAATTCATAATCCTTCAGTTGTTGGTGTTCTGTTTGTGTCATGGTTGACTACCTTAAAGTGGATCGATGTTGCTGATTCAAAATGAATTACGCAGTCAGTTCCAGATTGGGGTTGCGGTCAATGAGGCCTTCCTTGCGGAGTGCCTGATAGAAATAGAAAAGTCCTTTGCCTGTTATTCGTGCATGTGCTTTTTTGTCGAGTTCCCCATCGGTGTGCTTGAACGTATGGAAGCGAGTCACCATCAAGCCCTTATTGATTGAAATTTGCATAGCTTGTGTGCCTTGTTTGTAAATAAATCCTCCCATACGGAGCCAGTCGAAGAATTTTCTGGGGCGGATGCTGAGCACTTTGGCGGCTTCGGTGATCGTATGCTCTGCGTCTGACGCGGTGACAGCCTCGGCAAATTCAACTTTAGGCGTATCACTCTTGACCTGAGCTTCAAGAGCCAAGCGTTGCTCATATTGCTCCGCCCATGCGCGGGCTGCGCAAGCAGGATTTGTGAAGTCTGGCAATGCAAATGCGGCAGGTTGTGCACGGAGTTTTGCAGTTGCTTCCTTTGCAACTCGTTCGCATTCGATGAAGTAAAGACGTGCCTCCTTGCCCCTCGGTGTATTGCTCATCATCGAAATTTCTTTTGATGCCGAGATCGTAAAAAAGTACTCAGTAGGTGTTTTCCCTGAATTCCCCCTTTTGGGGGATAGTGATTTTCCTGAAATTTTTACATAGTCCACATTTTCAGCAAATGCAGCGCGTTCAATCTGAGCTTTTACCCATGTCGAAAAGTCCTTGCCGATTCCGAGAAACCGGTGAAGGTCTCTAGCACTGCAGGTCTGCACCGTTTCGTCGTTGATGCGGGCTGACGAAAGTTTGATCAGTTCATTCATTGAGAATGCTCCAAAAGAAAAGCCCCGACGCGTGAGCGTCGAGGCCTGTTAAGAAAAGTGGATGATTACGCGGTTAGGTGCTTGAGCTGGTGTGAAGCCTGTGTTGAAGCAACAGAGTGATGGGCTAATGGTGCCTTGGGAACGAAAATGTGTTCAAAAATGGGCAAAATAGGCTGTTATCGAGTTAAATTTAACTCTGTGCAATGGCGTTACAAGATCAATTCGGTAAATGCTCTTGTTAGAGACTTTGGATAATATATCCTATTTTGCGTAGATATTCCTTAATTCCCATATTTCAGGTTGGTTGAGTGGAACTTACTTTTGTAAATGGCATCATAAAAATAGATAAAATTGATGAAAAGGAATTGAATTTATTCAAATAATATGGCATAATTACAGTATGCCAAAAGGCAAAGAATAGAAATGGGGTGCAATAATGAATCCGGTTTTGAAATATCGTGGAGGAAAATCTAGGGAGATACTCCGCTTTCTTCAATATATACCTGATAATTTTAATCGTTATATAGAACCTTTTTTTGGTGGTGGCGCAGTATTTTTTTATCTTGAGCCTGATAATGCAATAATAAATGACTTAAATGGGCGTTTAATGATGTTTTATCAGCAATTGAGGGACGATTACCCTGCTATGCGCATACAACTTGATGAACTTCAGCGACAATATGAAGTCAATCAAGCAGAATATAAACGACTAAAAGCTTTGTCACCAGATGAACGAGTTCCGAATGCAAACGAGGACTTGTATTATAAAATTCGCGAGTTATTTAATCACCCAGATGATTCATTTTTGGATGGTGTTTTGTATTTTTTTATTAACAAAACAGCCTATTCTGGTATGATAAGATACAACAATAGCGGCGAATACAATGTTCCATTCGGTAGGTATCCTAATCTTAATACGCACCTTGTGACTGCTCAGCATAGTGAGTTGTTGCAGCGTGCAGAATTATTCAATATGGATTATCGAAAAATCTTTGACATGGCTGGTGAGGACGATTTTATTTTTCTTGACCCGCCGTATGATTGTATTTTTAACGATTATGGCAACATTGATATGATGAACGGTTTCGATGAAACTGAACATAGACGATTAGCAGAAGACTTTCGGAATTTATCGTGCAGAGCGTTAATGGTTATTGGAAAGACCCCATTAACTGAAGAACTCTATAGTGGTTATATTTTTGATGAATATTACAAGAATTATGCAGTGAATATACGCAATCGTTTCAAAAACGATAAAATGCACGTTGTCGTAAAGAACTATTAAAAGGGAGATGTATATATGGCATATTTGAAAAAGAAGGCCCTGTTTTTTACAACATCACCCCGAACACCCTCTAAAATGATACCTGAAATTCAGCTCTTGGCTGAAACTTTTAGTGGTAGAGAATGGAATAAGCAGTCACAAATTGAGTTTACAGAACTGTTAACTAAATCCTCATTTTTTGAAGGAAAAGGTTCATTAAAAAATAAGGACTTTAGTGCGAGGGACAGGATAACTCGGTCCCCTAAAGCGTTAGGATTTGTTGATTTAAAACCATATATCGAATTAACCGAAGCGGGAAATGCATTTGTATATAGTAAACGACCGCAAGAGGTTTTTTTACGGCAGTTATTGAAATTTCAGCTTCCTTCACCATATCATGTTGAAGCAGATGCAATTGGCGGTACTTTCTTTATTAAGCCATATTTGGAAATTATGCGCCTTGTGCGTGATTTGGAAAGCTTATCATTTGATGAACTCAAAATATTTGCTTTAATGTTGACTGACTACAGAGAATACGAAGTCATAAAAAATGCTATTCTTAAATTTAGAGTAGAAAAAGAAGCATATAAAGGGCGGTATAAAAAATTTGTTGATGAAAAATGGACTGAGATATTGTTGAAGACGTATGCCTCTGATATTGATGCAGGCAAAACAAAGACACGGGAAACTGTAGATGGAAGCTTAAAAAAATTTATTTCTACCAAAAAGAATAATGCGCGGGATTATACAGATGCTTGCTTTCGGTATTTGCGTTATACAAGTCTTGTTTCTGTGTCTTATAAAAATCATTCGATTTCATTTTATCCGGATAAGCTAAAGGATGTAGATTTTATACTTAAAAGTGTGGAAAGAAAGCCAGTCTATATTGATGATATAGAAAAATATAAAGAATATTTGTTTAACGCTTCTAAGCCTGTTTTATATATTGATAATCGCAATAATGTGGCAGACCATCTAATGCGTATAAGCGAATATACGCAACGGCAGTTATCAGGGATGACATTAGATGAGTTAAAAGATTTGCGCGATTCTATTGTGGCTGAACGCAAGAAGACTGTTATTAATGAACAAGTCATAAAAATCAAGTCTTATGCCTTGTATTCGGAAATTATTGATACATTTAATGAGATAATTTCTGATGGATATTATGATGCTCCGTTGATGTTGGAATACAACACATGGCGTGCTATGACTATGCTTGATGGCGGTGAAATTAAAGGTAATTTTAACTTTGATGACATAGGCCAACCATTGTCAACGGCGGCAGGTAATATGCCTGATATTGAATGTGATTACAGGGATTATGCGTTATCTGTTGAAGTAACCATGCAATCTGGGCAAAAACAATATGAATCAGAGGGCGAACCCGTAGCGCGTCATTTGGGATATTTGAAAAAAGGGTGTGGTAAAGAAACATATTGTCTATTTATTGCGCCTACGATAAACTCTGCAACCCTTGCACATTTTTACGGGCTGAATCATATTCCAATTGCTTTGTATGGTGGAAAAACAAAAATTATTCCACTAGATCTAGATCAATTCATGCGTTTGGTTGAAAATTCTTATAATTATACAACGCAGCCTAAACCTGTTGATGTGAGAAAATTTCTTGATTCTGTAATAGAGCAAGGAGATATTGCATCAGATGAGAATGACTGGAAAGAGCGCATTCAAAAATGTGTTGATGAATGGTTAGTTGTATAAGGCATAAAATTTGTGATGAGTTCATTCATTAAGAATGCTCCAATAGAAAAAGGCCCCGGATCTCTCCGAGGCCTTGAGGTTAGAAAAGTGTGTTAGTTATGCGGGCTGATGGCTCAGCCAGTGTTTGTAGCAAGGGAGCTCCTTGACGCTGTATCCGATCTTGTCGAGAGAGGACTCAAGGTTCAGCCAGTTGAAATCGTGGACAGCCTCCCACATGGAGGCGGCGTAAGGAGAATCAACGCTCCGGAGGAAGTCGACATAGCGCTCGAGGTTTGCGCGGTGGAGGTAGCGCCACGTGTAGACGAGAGAACGTAGTTCCTCCATGAAGTGCGCCTTGACGGTGTAGTACTTCGGCGGGATCGGCTCGTCGTGATAAGTGGCAGCCTCGATGCGCTTGATCTCTTCCTCTTCGTGCTTGAGCCACTCAGCGCGGGTTTTGACGGGCACTGTCTGGATGAAAGCGAGTGCGGCTTCGAAGTCCTTCTTCTGCAGGCAGGTGTACCGCGGGATGCGGAAATGGTCCTTGAGGGCGGAGTAGATCACGCGGAAGTTCTTCGGCGCTCCGGATGCACGGCGTCCGACGGCTTTCTGGATCTCGCGCTGTTGAGCTTCGTCGATGTAGTCGGGGCCGCCCTCGCCTGAGAGCGCCTTTTCCATCCGGTCGAACTCATCGATATACGCCCACTTGAAGCGGTCAGCCTTCTCGCCGGTAAAGCCCATGGCGAGGAACGTGAAGCCTGCTTTCGTGAGGGCATACGCTTTGTACTTGACGATGCCCTTTCCGAGGTTGGAAGGGCGCTCAAGCTCTACGGGGATGAAGTTCCCGCGACGATCTTCCGGCGTGCGCTGGATAATGTCTTCGACGTCGCGAAGGACGTGACGATGATTCTTTTCAAAGACGGCTGAGATGTTCGTCGTAAGGACGGTAGCAAGGCCGTTGCAGACAGTGATAGCGGGCGCAGTGGTGCGCGTTTTGACAGCGTTCATGCTTGTCTCCTTGAGAGGTTTAAGAACCTCGCTCCCACTTTCGACGGTGGTGGGCGAGGCATCGCGGGGTCGAAAACCGATCTCAAGGTATCGGCCACCCGAAGGTGCCCGCGAGCCTCTCCCATAAAGGAGACTTTCACGCAAGTCTGTGATTTTCTCTAGAAGCCCAAAATTGGGCACCTAAGAAAAAAAGCCGCTTCCAACGGTCGGCGGCTTTCTTGCGCCTTGAGATCAGTCGGGTTTCGACGCCCGTCCCCGTCGCTTTCACGGGGCAGGGTTATTGTGCCCGATCTTAGGCGCTGTGTCAAAATGGAAAAGGAGCTTGCGACAAACGTCGCGAGGGGAGTCTTGCCATGAATAATCTTTATCGATCTCTTATTTCGTTGGCTACCGTGTTCCCGTTGAGCATCACGTTCAGCTATTTGTACTCGGATTGGCTGCTGAGCCTGTTGCCTGATGTGGTCTCTCATTTCTTAGAAGCTCACCTGAACGCGCAGCTGGTATTCGTTTTGTGCGCAGTGGTGTTCAACTATGCTCTTGGGCAAATAATCCTGATCTACCTCGGGTGGGTCGCGACGAAGTTGGATCGACTCCCCGTGAAGCTAACAAGCGTCAAAGAGCTGGGCACAGATAGCCTGTTGGCCTATCTGCCATATGTTCTTCCTTTGTTCATGATCCAGGGAGATCGCCAAGAGCCGACGGGGTGGTTGCTTGGCGGGATCTTGTTGTTGATCCTCTCGTGGGCGTCAATGACGATTGCTTTTTCCCCATTGCTGCGAATTTGTGGAATGCGCTTTTTTGAGGCCACGCGACCAGACGGCACTACTGTGACGGTGTTGATCAAAAATCCCAGCCTTAGGCCGTTGCGATTGACGGAAGCTTCAAGTATTTCGGATAACTGCTTGTATGGATTGAAATGATGGATAACGCGGAATCTCTGTTTGTCTCTGGAGCCTCTTTTCGTGGGGTGTCGACCTGCGTTCGGCGTCTCAAACTCATGTCTGATGCGGCCAATGATATAAGCGCCGTTGTCAGAAGCCAATACGAAGAGTTTTCAGAGCTAAGCGAAGTTGAATTCGACGGTCGTTACAAGGTGGAATCAGACGAATGCTTTTCCATCAGCGACTATGTTGATGCCGATGGAACATTCGCGTCGTTTCAGGAAATCATTAATGGTAACTGTAGCGATGTACTGAAAAACACGGATTCCTTAAGCGAATGCCGTGCTCTATTGTTCCGAGCGCCACAATTACCTAATCTGGTGCTAATTCAGCGCTTCACCAATTCTTATCTCGCTAAGCGCGATCGTTGGTTTGGTTTCGGTTGCAGCGACTCAGTCAGAAAAATCGAAGAGTCCGCATTCACTATTGCATCGTCGCTTTCAGGGGTCTATGACCTCGAGTCAAAAAGATTGCGTTTTAAAAGTGTTCAGAACATCCGCGCGGTCCTTCCGGGGTTTTCTGATCAGTATGCGCCCGGAGCGGACAAGACGACCATTACAACCTTCTTCCGACAGCCAATCTTCGATCAAGATAGTGCAGACAAAGTCCAAGCGCTTGATTCGATGAAGGTGGCTCGCTTGGTATGGCTACTAAAAGAGCAGGACGCCCCTCTCGAAAGAAGGCTGGCTACTTTTCAGAAATACGATGAAATTCTCAACCTGAACTCAGTCAGAAATGGAAAAATCATTGTGAGCACAGAAGTGCGCAAAATGGAGGTGATTCTTCGCATTTTGTTGGGGGATGTGTTTGAAGACAATGGACGAATCTATTTAAGCAACTCGAAGAGGCCAATCGAACGATTTGCGTGATGAGCTTGTCTTTACTTACGAGATCACCACGGACTGGCGTTCTTCGAGCGCCGCTCCGGGGATGGTCTCGCCGTCCTTGAGCGCCTTCTTCAGCGCTACTTTGTCCGGATCGATCGTCGTCTTGATGCGCCTGAAGGCTTCGGGAAGGGCCTCAAGGTCGAGCACCTTGACGGCTTGCGTCGTGCCGATGCGAAGAGACACCATGACGCCTTTGACCTTTCCGCCCATAGCTTCGAGCGCGGGCATCATGTAGGCCTTCAGGCGCTCGGACTTGTTCTCCAGTGCCTTACGGCGCTTTGCAAGACGCTCTTCTTCAGCCTTGATGGCGCCGGCTTCTGCCTTCAATTCGCGCACGTAGCAGGCCGTGCCCTCGAGCTTTTCGGCTGCGGCGGCGTTGTACTCCGCGTAGGCGGCAAGGGCTTCGCCATCGACCTCACCCGTATCGGGATCGGCGTCGAGGCGGTCGAGAAGTTCGCGCAGCGCGCCGGGGATTTCGTAAATTTTCATTTTGAGTGCTCGCAAAAAAGCCCCGGTGGTTGACCGGGGCTGAATGGTTGTTAGAAGGGCATGTCGTCATCGACTGGCGGATCAGGCGGCATAGAAGCTGCGCTGGAGGTCTGTGCCTGCGTTCCTCCGTCAAGCTTGCGCACCGCCTTAGGATGCTCCTTCAGGTTCTTAAGAAGCGCGGGGATAGCCGTGGCTTCAGTCGCGCCCGAATCGATCTCCTTAGCGGTTCGACCGGTGGCCGGATCGAATGCGCGTCGGATCGTCATGTCGTTGGCGATCTTTACCTCCCCTAGATAGAGGTATTCGCGGGGCTCTGCTTCAAGGACGAGGCCGATTGGCTTTCCTTCGATCGCCTTTCCGCGATAGCCCTTCACGATCTCGCCTTTCATGGTGCGTACCTTGCCTTCGACCCATTCGACCGACTCGGTTTTGGAGCAAAAAAGCATGGACTGGAAGATACCCATACCAAAAGCCTTTTCGCCGTCGCTTTTGACGATGCAAAGCGAGAGCCACGCCGTGGCTCCATCATTCGATTCGAAGTAAAACCGGAGCATCGCGGCTCCGTTCTTCGTTTCGTACTGCTCTGCCTGCAGGATCTTTCCTTTGTAAGCCCCAGTTTCAAAGATGCGGGCCGGGGTTTCGCTCCTGATGGCAGATACCTTGTCGGCCTTGATAGTTCCGATGATCATTTAGATTCCTTTGCCGATTCTTCGGCGGGTGTTGAAATTCCGTAGTACTCGCAGATGGCCTTGTCGACCTCTGCAAGGTCGTTGTCGATCTCGTCTTCTTCGAACATCCCAAGAGGAGATTTCACGGTGTCGAAGCCTGAGTTGTGAGTGCGAAAGAGGTACTTGCCCTGATCGACCGCTGTTCGAAGGACGGTTGTGAACATCCCTTCAATGACGATCTTTTCGTCCAGCATCTGCCCGATCGTTTTGATGCGCGTCACGCCATCCTTGACCACCGTGTGCGCAAGGAGATAGACGCGTTTTGCATCGTCGAGCTCTGAAGCGGTCTTGGCGAGATCGAACCCGCAGCCGCCGATCTGATTCCACTTGTCATAGCCGCCGACGTTCCGCAACTCCATCATTCTGAAGGATAGGAAGTACTGCCAATCGTCGATGACGATGATCTCCTTTGAGGTCTCCTTCATGGACTGAAGGATGAAGGGGACGTTGGACGTGCAGAGGATGTTGCCGCCACTCAGGCGTGTGAGCTCTTCTCGCTCTCGCTTGTTCTCGACAACTTTTTTAGTTCCGAGCTGAACAAACTTCCAGCCAGTTGACCTGAAAGGAAGCGGTTTTTTGACCGGTTGGATGATTAGCGTTTTGGTTGGATCGATATTGCGAAGGGAGCAAGTCTTGCCTGACCCACTTTCGCCCAAAACAAGCGTTCCGTAGCTCATGTATGATTCTCCGTGTGGTTAAAACGCGAAGACTTCATCGAACTCTTTTCGCATGCGCTCGATGTCGTCTTCGTCTTGCCCGGACATAGGGAGGTTTGCGGAGGCCTGTTCGGCTTCCCAAACCTCTTTTTCTTTCTGGTCATTCGGTGTCATTTGAACCACCTTTCCAAGATGTAGCGAATGAGGTCGAAAAAGCCCGCCTGTTTGGGGGCGGGCTGTGCGGTTGTTCGCAGCTGTTCGGCCGCTCTTGGTCGTCTGGCGGCCCCGGCGCGCTTCTGCTTCCGGCTGCTTGAGCCATTCGGCCCGGTCTGCTGAGTCGGTTGTCATCGGAAAAATCTCCCTAGTAAAAAGGCGAGCCCCTGGAGGAAGCTCGCCTTGGTGTGTTTCGTTGCTTTGGTCTTGCGCTCTCTCGCTCGGGCGTTGCGCGCTGCGCATGCCCTGCGCTGGCGCTTGCTGAGCTGAGAGCGATGCCGGTGCGGGTGCTGGGGGATGGTCATTGCGGTTCCTTCTCTGAGCGGGTGAGGTCACTCCAAAGCGTGAAGAGTGCGAGACGCTTTGCGCCTAGCTTGGCGTCCAGTTCACCTATCAGGCGATGAACTTCATCTTCCTTGCCCTCCTCGTAGCGCTCTCGGATGATCGCGAGCTCTCCGGTCTCGTCCTTAGACCAAGCGTGAGACTCGCGGAGCTTCTTGAAGATCTGAATGAGCTCCTTTTTGGTGCGCCTGTTCATGCGGCCTCCCGATGGCGCTTGGCTTCCTCGTACTCGTACTTAGACCATTCCTTGCAGGCCTTGTCGGCCTTGTGCAGGATGCGGTCGATGATGTCGAAGAACTCACCGCCCTTGGCAGCCTCGCGGTCGAACGCTTCGCGGAAGCCCTCGACGTTGTACAGGGAGCGCTCTAGGACGCGGCGTGCGCGGGTCTCGCGGTCATAGCTGGAGAGGAGCGCCCACCACACCCCAAGTTCGTAGAGATCGCGGTAGAAGTCGATCTCGAGCTCAGCCGCGCCGGAAAGGCAGCGCGGAGTGAATTCGGTTTCGTTCATGATGAAGCCTCAGTTGGTAGCGAGGTATTTGAGGAGGTATGAGCCGCCGTAGATGACAAGGCACATCGTCGCGAAGAAGATGACCCCGCCGATGACGCCGATCATCTGGGCTTGATGCTCTCTGGCGAGCTCAGCCGGGGTGAAGCCCTTTGCCGGGGAACCCGTCAGGGCGTCGAGAATGAAGGTCTTGATTGACATGGCGTGCTCATGAAAAAGGCCCCGGGGCGCGAAGCCTCGAGGCCGTTGGGTATTCAGGTTCAAGCCGTCTCTCGGAGACGTGCCTTGCATGGGGGCGCGGCATTCTTGGAATAAATGCCGGGGAAGCGGCCTGAAGCTGGGCTCTCATAGGAGAGCATGAAAAAGCCCCCGCACCTTTCGATGCGAGGGCCTGATTGTTCGTGTCAGCGATTAGTGCCGATGGTTCGGGGGAAGACCGCGAAGTAGGTACAGGGCGAATGCCGCACCGATTACGCCGAAGATGGCTACTAGCGTCCATAAGTCCATGTTCATCGCTCCAAAAGGTATGTGAGTAAGAGGCTGACCGTCAAGAACCCCAGTCCAATCAACGTCCCTTGGAAGTTGTACTGGAAAAGCCCTAAGGCCAGACCTGCAACACCTACTTTCTCATAGATGTCGGCGATCCTTTTCACTAGAGCGCGTTTTTGATTGTCAGTAAGTGTCACGTCGTGTCCCCGTGTGTCTCTTCAATCCATTATACGAAAAGTCAACCTCAGACCACTCTTGCGAACAGGCTGAAGTTGGGATCTCCCTCTGGGGTAAGCTGAACTTGTCGCGGCTCTCACAGTGCGACTTTGTTCAACTACCTCAGAGGAGAAAACATGAGTGTTTATGACGTGCTTGCTCAAGCGATTGAGGAGCGCCGGGTGGTGACATTCACATACGATGGATTCCTGCGCGTCGTTGAGCCTTTCTTGCTCGGCACCACCACGGCAGGGCGGCCTGCATTGCGTGGCTACCAAACAAAAGGCGGTAGCAAATCAGGTACCGTACCCGGCTGGCATTTGTTTTCGCTAGACAAAATCGGCGGAATAGCCATGATCCAAGAATCGTTCGCAGGCGAGCGGACTTGGTACAACCCCGTTGATAAAGCCATGTCAACCATCGGCCCTCACGTCTAGCTTCTAGGCCGCAGTTGCAACGCCCGGCAGGATATGCCGGTTCGTTGTTTACTGCACAGTCGCTGTCGTGGCAATCGTTCATTAATCTCTCCGTAAAAGACCCACAGAAGCGCTCTCAAAAGAAAGCGCTTCAATTGGCCTTTCTCTCTGCCCGATGGTCTGAACCAACTCCCGGACAGAGAGATTCACTGCTCCGGTCTGCCCGTGTGCGTTTTTGTCCGCTCGGCGGGAGGTACTAGCTCCGCGCCTTGAGGCTTTCCGTCGCCCGTCTGACTAATCATCATCCGGTGCCCCTCCCAGCTTCCGGCCGGGGGAGGGAGATATCGGCCTATATGTGTGCCGATAGATGTGACTATAAACATGTCTATCATCAATGTCAATAGGTGTAGCTATACAAGCATGTATAAAAAAGCCCGTATAGGTAACGGGCTAAGAAAGGTTCAGGGGCATTCTATCGTCTTCGCCGATATGACCGCCGGTGTTCAACCATAACGCCAATGACGGCAAGTCCTTCTGTGCGCGAGTTGTATATTGGATAGTCCTCATTAAGTGGGATCAATTCGAAGATTTCATTCCCATATTCGTCATATCCGCGGGGACGATATTTTTTGAAGGTTGTTTCCATGTCATCTGAGAACTTACTGCCCCTTGTAGCAATCACAAAATCACCAGGCATCGGATGAATAGTAGGGTCAATGACGATGATGTCTCCCTCTCGGAAATCTGGTTCCATCGAACTTCCAATAACCTTGAGGGCGTAGCAATCGTCGGGCAGGTCCATGTCTACCCAAATGAAATCTCCGCTTTCGATTGCTGCCTGTCTAGCGGCAATTTGCCCTGTTGACGTGGGATCTCCAGCCTGTATATATGAAAGGATGGGAATCCTTTTCATCCTCCCACGAATAGGCTCAACATTGCTTTGATTAGCGGGAAGCTGGTCGTTTGATACAAGAGGGTCTCCTACGCCATTAACGATCCAGTTTTGATTGAGAGGCAATTTGGAGCAAATAGCAAGAGCCGGAGCGGACTTCATGTTTTTCGTCTTGCCCGACACCCAACTTGCCACAGAGGGCTGCTTGATGCCCGCCAACGTGGCTAACTCCGATTGCGAGATATGGAAGTGCTGAAGCACCCAAGAGATTCTTTCTGAAAGCGTTGTCATGATAGACAAGCCTATCGGTTAGCGTGAACGGAATGTCTATTACTTGTGATATAGTTACTTCTATCACTATCTATAAATGTAAAGAGACACCTATGGCAAAACAGAGCAATCTGCGTGCAACTGCGATCGCTCGCGATCTCGTTCGCGAGGTCGGTAGTCAAAGGAAGACCGCCGAACTTGTGGGTGTGAAGCAGCCGTCAGTATTTGCATGGACAAAAAACGGGCTCACAGCGACTCGTGAAAACGATCTTCGATTCCGCTTTCCAGAACTTCGGGTCTGGAAGCGTTACCCGCCGCTTACCTCTGCTGAGGCCAACTGATGTTCATTCGTCCAGAACTTCGCAAGGGCGATATCGATGTTCGCGTGAAGGCCCCCAAGGATCTTGTCGATAAAGTCGACCTGATCTCTCTTGCGCTTGGTCTGACGCGGCAGGACATCGTGCTTGTTGCTCTGGATGCCTACCTTAATGAAACGCTGGCAGTAGCAAGAGTACTGAATCAAGTCGAGGCATCGCAACGGAATTCAAACGGCGTCATAACGGCAGGAGATGCGCGATGAGTTATGCCGCAGAGAGATGGGCCAGGGCGCAGAGGGTAGGTAATGCCCGCGCTAAACAAGTACTTGTAGAGCTTGCGAATTGCCACAACGGCAAAACGGGCAAGTGCACTCCGGGCATCAAGTACCTCCATGAGGTAACTGAGCTCAAGGAAGACACGATTTCTACCGCGACAAATTTCCTGCAGTCGAAAGGCTTCATCAAGAAGACGTACGTGGCTGTCGAAAAAGGCCGCGCAATCAGCTACGAACTTCTCGGCTTCAATCCTCAGGAATGGGAACGGAAAAAAACTGAGGATAGCACCGAAAACGGGTTGACCCAAAACCGGGGTAACCCCGAAAGCGTGGGTCCCCCCGAAACCGGGGCGACGGATAGCCCCGAAAACGGGGGGACGGGTACCCCCGAATTCGGGGGTGAAACAGGGAATAAGAACAGGGAAAGGAACAGGGAAGTTATGTGCGCGCCTGCCGGCGCTCCACAACCTCCGGAAATGTCTGACGACGAAATCGCCGATTTGCTCGAGTCCGTGCCGCATGAAAAAGGTGAGCGCCCACCCTTTGAAAAAGGTGCCCACCTTTCCGAAAAGGGTGACCACCCTTCTCCGGCTCCGAAGCGCAAGCGTGTTTCCAACGTCCAAAAGCCCGAGTCCGTCTCCGAGCAGGTCTGGGAAGACTTCTCCGCTCTCCGAACGAAACGTCGAGCGCCGATCACCGAAACGGCCCTCAGGGGAATTCAGCGGGAAGCCGAAAAAGCCGGCATCTCTCTGGAAGCCGCTCTCTCTACCTGCTGTGAGCGTGGTTGGCAGGGCTTCAAGGCTGAGTGGTACAGACGCGAGAAACTCGAGCAGAAGAACGCCTCTAAGGCTGAGTACCAACTTCCATCTAACGACGACTGGGACAACTTCGATACAGCGCACTACGCATGAAGAACAACATGACGAATACATCACCGAACCGAAGCTTCACCCGCGCGGTGGCAGGAACAACCTTCTGCACTATCGGAACCCTGACCGACATCATCGAGTTGGCCGAAAAGATGAAGGCTCTCGCGAAAGAGAATCCTCAGCCGAAAGCGCCGGAGAAGCGTCAACCATCGTTTGAGGAACAGGCCAATGAGCGCCGGTATCTCTTCTCCGTCGCCTTCACCAGATTCGCAGACGCGCTGCAGACGGACGTTCCGACCTGCGCCGATGAACACTCCTTCGACGACTACGCCCCGACATGCGCTGAAGCCACTCGCGTCCTCAAGATCTGCCGTCGCTTCGCCGAGGGCCTTGTGACCCGCGTCGTCACGCAGCCGAAAGAACGCTCGCGCCTCGGCATCGCTCTTTGCGGGCGCACCGGGACCGGAAAGACCCATCTCGCCTCGTCGATCTATTACCACCTGAAGGCCGAGGGCATCGAGCCCGTCTACATGCGCGCCTCGACCTTCTTCACAATCTTCCGGGGTGCTACTGGAGTGTCTGAGGTCAAGATGATCCGACAGCTCGGACGCGTCTCCTGTCTCATCCTCGATGAGATCGGGCGCTCCGCCCTTACACCTTTTGAGGCGAACAAATTGCAGGAAGTCCTCGACGCAAGAGCCCGTAACGGATATCCGTCCATCCTCATCACGAATCTCCAAATCGACAAGCTGAAAGACGTTCTGGGGAGTGCTCTCGCTTCCCGCATCGATCAACTCTTCTTCCCCATCGCTTGCATGTGGAGCGACTACCGCGTGAAAGAGTCGGCTGCGAACCTGAAGCCCGAGGAGGTGTTCTGATGGAACCCACTACCGGAATCCACAAACGCTTCATCCACGCCTTCTCACGGTGGATCAGCCGGACGACCTTCATCCTGAGGGAGCGACATGAGTGAGTGTCTTCGCTGCCGCAACTGCGCACCGCTCGATCCGCTGCCGAAAGGCGATCCGCTTCGCCTCCACAGAGGCCAGTGGGGGATGCTCGCCAGAGGCCTCGTCTACTGCTCTCTCCCCGGGGAGATCAGCGGATACAAGCGATTTCGCTCCGTCGAGTCCGTGGACTACTGCGAGCACTTCGAGCCCGAGCCCGATGCCGACCGCATAGCACGCCGCTTTGAAACCGTCCGAATCCTCCGCGCCGCTTTCGACCAATGGCGCATCGAAAAGCAACTCAAAGCCAAACAAGCAAAGGACAAAAAATGACGCTCAAGAAAGTCACCCGTCTCATGCCCATCGATCCACCTTCCAAGGAACACGCGCCGAAGCGCTTGCCCTTCACCTTCACCGAGGTGGACATCGACGACATCTCCACCTATCCGCCTGAAGGTGCCGCGCTCTTCTTCGTCCTAAAAGAAGGGGCCTGGGATCGCTTCTACGGCGAACGTCGAGGCTTCACCGTCTTCTCCGATCTCTACGGGCTCACTTTCAAGCTCGACCAGATCAAGGCATGGTCTCCCGCAGGCTTTACATCCTCGGAGAGCTATCAGCGTGAGTTGAGGAAGATCCGTGGTTAAGCTCACTATCCCCGGCACACCACAAGGCAAGGCACGCCCGCGCTTCTCTCGAACCGGGCACGCCTACACGCCGGACGCTACCCGCCGCTACGAAGCCCGCGTATCGGTCTACGGCAAGTACGCCATGTGCAACAAAGACATTTTTCGCGGAGCCGTCAAGGTCTCAATCCTGGCCGCTTTCCTCGTGCCAGATTCGTACTCTCAGAAGCGCCGCGCAGCATGTCTGCAGGGCAGCGAGCGCCCGGCCAAGAAGCCCGACATGGACAACATCATCAAGATCATCTGCGACGGCCTGAATGGCATCGCGTGGAAGGATGACGCTCAAGTCGTCGAAGTTTCGGCCACGAAGACATATGCCGAATTCCCTTCCGTCACCGTCTACATCGAGGAGCTCGAATGATCGACCCATACTTCGAACGCCGCCTTGCCAACTGGACGCGATACATCCGAGGCGGCAACGGGCCCGCCGGAATCTCGGCCACCTATCAGGCAATGGCCGCGCTCCGCCTCTATGGCCCCAATGCGCCCGCAGAAGCCGAGAGCCAGGGTGCGCCCGGAGCAACGGCCATCGACGTGCGGGACGCCGAAAAGCTATGCGCCGCCTATGCAGGCCCGTGGATGACCCCGCAGGAGAAGAAAGCTCTCCGTCTCAAATACGGCCTCGGGCTCTCCGATATGACCTGCGCCCGCCGCATCCGCGTGGGCTATCGCTTCTTCCTGAAGCAGTTCGAAGCCATCGTCAGAAAGTTTCAGCGAATCGTCGAGACAAATTTCGACGAATCCGATGTATAATGACGTCACAGTTTGAACACCGCTACTTCTACGTACGCGAGACAATGATCCCGGTTGGGATCTTTGCCGTACCCGGAAGGAACACAAGCCCGATCAGAGATGACCGGGCTTTTTTGATGCGCAACGAATAAACTATACACACTAAGTATTGACAGGTATGCATAAGGTGTGTACAATTACTCCTGTAACTTGATAGGAGGCGTTATGACTAGCGCAGAAATGATCAAGTTGCTTGAAAGCCTCGGCTGGAAGGTGGATCGACAAAAAGGATCCCACGTCCAGCTTAAAAAAGACGGGGTTCCGGAATTGATCACGGTTCCGCATCCTCGTAAAGATCTGAAGAAAGGTCTAGTTCAAAACCTTAAGAAGATCGCAGGCATCAAGTAACGATCAGGTAAGAGGGACAACCCCGTCCCCTTACTACTGCAATAGCGCGCTTCGAAAACTAGGAGTGAGCATGAATTACGTTGTCGCGATCGAGCCGGGAGATGCAGAAAATCCCGACTTTGGCGTCATCATCCCCGACCTTCCCGGTTGCTGCTCTCAAGGGGACGATCTCGATCAAGCCATCCGGAATGCGACTGAGGCCGCAGGGCTCTGGCTTGACACCGCCTTCGATGAGGGAAGATCGGCTCCGAAGGCCACTCCGTTTGCCACGCTTTATGCCGAGCATCCGGAATGGCGCGACTGGATTTGGGCGGCTGTTGATGTAGATCTCAGCAAGCTCAGCGATAAGGCCGAACGCATCAACATCACCATCCCTCAGCGCGTGTTGCGCCGCTTGGATGCCACAGCTCGTGCGGCTGGCGATTCAAGATCGGGCTACATCACGCGCATGGTTATGAGCGGAAATTGGTCATAATTAACCATCCGAGGCCTCTCAGGCGCTAGTCACTCGGATACCAAAGGGCTTCTCTCCGGAGAGGCCCTTTCTTTTTGGTGCGCCCGGCAGCGCACGTGTGATTGTGTGGTGAAAGTCCACTGTCCG